CAAATCGCCGTACCAAACCACGTTCGGCGCAGATATCTCGATTGTCCCCCACAACAAGGGGACGGCGCGCCCCTCCGTTGCCGTCGGAAAGTTGAAGTCGCCAAGGCCGGCCGGCCGCGCGTTCTCAATTTCCGGTTTCGGCGCGAACAACTCAGCCAGTAGGAAGGCAGCAGCGTAAACGAGGAGGTACACGAAAAACGCCATTGTTATTCCTTCGTAAGCTGTGTCTGGTTAAACGGGTTTATTACCGGAACGAACGGAAACCCTCCATAGTTCAGTATATTACCGAATTTTTGTGCGCATGTTTCAGCGGTATGGTCGCACCCCTGGAAAGCGTCCATGCTGCCCCCACTGATTACTTGCTTAAACGGAAACAGCACGGTGACAGTGGTGCCCACCTGGTCAAGTATAAGCCGCTGTTCACTGGCCCCTGGAATTTCCAGGTACCCGCCGATGAACGGGTTACCCGCGGACGGCAGGCCCTGGATTGTAACCTCGTTGCCGACCACGGACAAAACCGTGCCTGTGTGCTTGAACCCCGCGGATACAATCTTGCACCGGGAGTCGTACAGCACGTGATTACATAAACCTTGATATTGGAACCTTGGTATTTGACGCGTAAACAATTCGTTAAAAGGTATACACCGCATTTCGGCTTTATCGTTCTCAAACGCAATGGACGAAACGAAACCGTCGAACATCACGATGCTTGCGGTTGCCGGCACGGCATCCGGCTGTACACGGATAACGCTTACCGTCATTCTGGCCGACGGCTGAATAGCTATGAACGGCTGCGCGGGGTCAGAGGTTGCCGGTAATGTGATCCTGACCGCCGTAGACTTCTGTTCTTTCGCCTGTGTGGAGCTTGTGCGCTTCAATGGCAGAGATGGGTAATCAGTCCCTGCAAACGTGACGGTACCTTCCGCGCTGGTATACCGGAAAACATCCGGCCCCAACGTGAACGTGTACAGCTCAACCGGGCGCGAGCCTTCGATACTGCGCTCAATTTCGTCTAAAGTGGCCATTAATCGTCGTAAACTCCCAAAACTGGTAACGAGATCTGCGAATCGATCTGGTCACCTAAGGCGTCGGTCCAGCGGTGGATAAGCTCCGCCGAATCAGACGCAAAGCGCGATTTAACGATGAACTCTATACGCTCAACATCTTCTGGCAGGAAGCCCACCGGCGCGGCCGGGGAAATCGATATGCGCTCAACCGTGGTCGAAACTTCCGTACTCCCTATTATATCGAAAAACAAGTAATCCTGCCCGGGAATCCACGAAACAGGACTGCCGATAGCTACTTCGGGGCTCGGCCGCGTGCCAGCGCCCGGCTTAAGGATTACCGCGATCGTCGAAAATGGCTCGCGGTCACGTATGAACTGCGTGTAACCTATGTTTTCGATGTCAATAGTTGACCCGCCAATGCCTACGGTGTCGACCGGTACCAGGTCCTTATTGAACGTCGGTAGGTAGAACGACACTTGCTGACCGCGGATAGCGTACAGCATCGATTTTATTTCCCATAAGCGCTGCGCTTCGTCGACGTTCCAGCGTTTTGCAGTGGTCGGCGTCGAGCGGTCTTCCGTAGAGCTCTGGAGTATTTCGCCTGTGTCGCCGTCGACGCGGGTTATGGTCTTGGTGTAACCTTCCGCTAGTTCCTTACCAATGCAGTTCGGGTCGTCTATGACTACCCGGTCATTGAACGAATTGAACACCGACGCGTCTGGTACCAGCGACGTGTTGTCGTTGTCCAGCGCTGTAAAACTGACCCTTGTTGTTTGCTGGGTGGCTGGCGCGCGGGCTTTCCGCACCCCATTATTCAAAACGCCCGGCACGACAGGAACCAACATGGTGCGCCCCGCGGTGTACGCGTTAGCGGCGCCGCTGGTGAACGTAACTATCGACGGTGAAGCGCTCACCGCTGAAATCTCAAGTGTGTCTGCGGTCCGGTTACCGTCTTCGTCGAACGAAATTATCACGGCCAAGCCGCCAACGCGGAAATCAGCCCACTGGGTATTTGCGACGTGTATGGTCACGTCATTAACGGCGACGTTCTGATCTACTACCCGAGCGTCCCACCACAACGGGACCCCAAATATATTGCTTTGCCAATCGAAAAGGAACGCGTTCAACTGGTTGCGGTCGAAATCCCGAACAGTCAGAGCCGAAAAACTTATCTCCTGCCGCGGGTATAGCCGCGCTGAAAGCCGCTGCTCTGTGCCGTCCGATGCTTTTATCACATCGGTTAACCATGATAGCTTTTCTTGCACGGTCCCATCGGACGGCGGCAATGCGAACAAGATTATCCTGGTACCTGTTATCGGAACCGAAATACTCGCGGCGTCGAACGCGAAATCTAGGGTTCCGTCGATGGTCGGCGGCCCGTTCGGCGTAACAGTGACCTGGACTTCAAAAGAAGACTGGTTTGGTATGGTTTTCGGTAATGCCGGGAGGTTGTCCACCGTTACGCCGGCGCCAGCGTTGTTGACAAAAGTTGTCCATACCCTATCGTCAAGTCGGTACGCGTTGTACAGCTCCAGGAATTGCGTCACGTCTGACACGACGTTACCCAAATCAAGGCGCTGCGGTTTTGGGTGTATCCGCTCAAACCAATCGAAACCGACACCCATGCCGTCTATCGGTGCTTTCCCTGTATTCGCGCTCCTGTCCCCGCGGTCAGCGTATTGCTGATTAACGATAACAGGGACTATGCTGCGTACCAGGTTCCCTCCGTTCGGCCCTGCACCAACTGAAACTGATCCGAAAGTCACGTCCCCAGTCGGAAACGGTAGTACCGTTATATACGCCTGCTGGTTTGGCCAAATTCGTATCCCGTCGTTTACGGAAGTTGTGCGCGAACCGGCGAAAACGGCCATTTTACGTTGTCACTTTTTTATAGGCAAAACCGAAGTTATAGCTCTGTTCCTGGTTGAAAGCTAAACCGTTGTTACCCTTCCTTGTTACTGGAAACACAACCCATGTGTCGGACGCGACGGTGATCTCTTCGCCGGCTTGCAGCCCTTCCAGGTTGATGTCGCGCACGTCTGGCGCGTAGCCCAAAAGTCTAGCGTTTGCCGGCGCAGAGCCAAGGTGCCACTGATAAACAGGTATAGGTATCAGAGGCTTGTAGTTGTTCAGTGCGGACTGCTCCAGCGCCATAAAGTGCACGTTCTGGCCGTCCTGCCACCCCGACGGGAACATATTCCCGATCCTGTCGCCGTCGTTGTCGTCTGTGGTCTGATTACTTGTCTGGCGCAGGTACTTAGTTGCCGCCGCGTTGTCCGGCAGCCCTTCCGCGTGCAACCCACACCCGCGGAATGCGTTATTGCTGTTGTTACCGCCAAGGTGTACCAGATGGTTTATACCTGTTGGGTTGTCAATGTTGGTCGCGCTTTGGTCCCAGTAATGGCCGTAAACGTACATCCCGCCGACCCAGTCGCCCAGTTTCAGCAACTGCCCCCATCCGAAGTGCCGATATATGCCGGCGTCTTTCTCGACCACCACGTGTATATAGTTGTCATCTTCAAAAAAATGGTACGACGGGTAAGCCCCGGGCATGGCGTTGCAGTGCCTCCCGGCGGTCACGGTGTCAGAAGCATGCTCCGCGCCCATTTGCCCGGTCAGTGACTGATCGATCGGGGAACCGACGTCTTGTATCATGGATAGCGCTATGTTACTTGCGTCCCACCATGCGAAAAGCTTAGCGGTTACGCCGGCCTTACTCCAGATTGCGCGGTTGTTTGCCGCGCTGAAAAGATCCGCAGTCCAGCCCGGGGTCCCCGTCAGGAATGTATTCAGCTGCGTCATAAGGTTTTCGGGGTCTGTGGCGGTGCCGGTTTGGTAGCTCATGCTTATTCGTCCTTAACTGCCGCGAATTCCCACGGGTCTGTTCTGTGAACATTTTGAAAAACAAGGTACTCTTGCGCGGGGCTTACGCCGTTGTCGAAAATCTTGTCCTCAGCAGTTACGCCACCGCTGGCGCTTACCCAAAACAGGCCGCTGATTTCTCCGACAAGCTGTAGCGACGGGTCGTTGAAGATTATCGTAAGCGGGTAAAGTGGGCTTATCGGGTCCGGGCTGCCAGGGGTTTGCGCAAGTAATGTCGACGGCGTTCCGCCGGCGGTTGTTGCGTACATTGTTTGCCTAAACTCGCGAAGGGCTGCCGGCATAGCACCGTCCGTAGGCCAGTCAGTGGCCAAGAATTCGGCCAGTGGCCACACGTTTCTTGCGCCACGTGCGGCGGCGGTTGAGGTGCCGCTAAAGTTCTGAATTGGGTACCATTGCCCATCCGTAAAGCGCACGTACATCGGCGCGCGCCCGCTCGCGACGGGTGTTTCGACGCCGTTTCCGCCCGGGTCGCAAACCGTTGAAAAGTCCAGCGCGTTATTACTGAACGGTACGGTTTCGTCGTAGGTACTGCCCATCACCATCATGGGGTACGGGTTTTCGTTTTCTGTAGCGAACGGATCAAGGAAACCAGCGTGGAACCACTGGTACGCGGTGCCGGTTTTAACGACCATGATAACGCGACGCTCGTTTGCCCAAATCCAGTACGTCATTGACGTATTTTGCATCGGGGTGTACACCGGCGGGCTCGCGTCTGGCTGATCTTCAAATACGATGCTCCCTTCCGGGCTGCCATCGGAAAACCCCGTAAACCCGCGTGTTTCCCAGCCAAATATAGAGCTCGCGGGAGTCTCATAACTCCGGATTCCGAAATACAGTTTCCGCTGCGGGCTGCCGCCGTTGCTGGCGTCACCCTCGAAAATCATTTCTGTGGTGTTCGGGGAACTTGCGCCAATCGGGCTTGTCGACGTATCCCGGACAGTTGTCCACGAGATTGTCGGCGAAAGGGTCGTTATGAAATACCTGAAAACCGTCATAAGCTCAAGGTAATTATTTGCTGTACCTGTAGTTTTTGACATTAGCTTAAGGCCCTTTTAACTGAATCGGGGTTGCTCTGAATCACGTTTAGTATAGCTTTCTGTCCCTGAGAGCTCTCCATGGCTGCCGGAATAGCCGACGGGTCGCTGATATTGATTATTTCTACCGGAACATTGACGTTCGGCGCTGCCCCTGCGCCCTGCCGAAGTTCCCTATTGGATACTACCTGTCCGGCCTCACGCGGTACGAACGCTTCCTGTCCGCGCTCGTTTACCATGGAAGCTTGGCCGGCAACCAGTGGGCCGCCGGTCTGGCGACCGGTGAACGCGCCCCCGATAGCGCTCAATAGGCCGCCACCAGCGCCAGCCGCGCCGCCTGTTGCAGCGTTAAATATACCTGACAGTATCTGCTGTGACAAGGCCTGCCGCCATT